TTTGTGCTGTAAGCTGGCTATTTCGCCCAGGATCTTACTGTCGGTTTTTAGGTGCATATATTAGGGTTTTTGTTTGTCTTTGGTAAAATTATAGTAAAAACGTTTAAACTACCAAATTTATTTTTGTAGGGGCATAAAAAAGCCCAGTATAGACATACCAGGCTTTCTTTTTGTACTAGACCATTGAAATTTATCTAACCAACTTGCTTCCTTATGCTAAAAATAGCGCTTTTTCTTCTTTTCTACGTCTAACCAGCCCAGGTAAAACTACCTTTTGGCCGTTTACAGTGCCTTTATTCCAGCGATCAAACTGTGCCGCCACTTCTTCCTTTGGTGCGCCGCTATTAAGTAACCTTAAAAGCGTGCTAGATTGAAATGCGCCGATACCTACATTGTAAACGAAGCTAGTTAAACTATCTAGCTGGTTTTGGTTAATAGGTACCTTAACCAGTGCTTTGATCTTTGGCACTATTGACTTTGTTTCTTTTCTTAACCATTCAACAGCCTTTTCCTGGGTGATACTATCACCAAGCTGCACTTTTCGTTTAGCGTCGTAATTATAGGTAGATCCGTACCCTATTGTAGGTATTCCCACTGGATCTATATAGGCCCTTAAATACTTATTGATGTCGTCGGCTTCAAACTTTTTGATCAGTTCTTCTGCCTTTGCCCCTATTGCCATTGTGCTGCTTAATAAGATTAACGCCACAATTCCAATAACCAGGTATTTTTTAGCCTGGTCTGTCATTATGGACGGTTATTTAGGTTGATGTCGCCGTCTTTGGCTGCAAATAGTCCTAGGCCGCTTAAAATGGCTGTAATACCAGTTGGCACGTCGCCTTTTAATACAGTAGCTACTCCAGTAATTACTGCGCCTAGTCCAAATAATGATGTTTTCCAGTTCTTAAACATAAATTACATTTTAGTTACAAAATCAAGTTTTGTTTCAATGCGTGCCAGACGATCCAGTATTTCAGTATTAGTATTATTGTGCCTAGATAGATCCCTTTCGATCTTATCTAATCGGTTTTTAGTAGTGAAATAAAATCCACCGCCAGCGGCAATAAATAAACATAAACTAAATAACAGATCCGTTTGCATCTTCCTCGTCTTTTAATATTTCACGCGCAACAGCGTTGTATGCGTCGGCCGCTGTCATTGCTGCCGTTAAATTTTCAAATAAACCGCTTTTGCTTGCTGCGTCTAAAATTTGTTTGATAATTCCTAGTGCTTGTTTGGTTTCCATTGGTTTTGTATTTTAAAGATTAATTAAGCTAGTGTTAAATTTAATTGATCTGCACCCCACTGGTAGGCATAATCGTCATTATTACCCCAGTCCTGGTATGCTTGGCCTTCCATTAAAAGATTTCCAGTTGCAACAGCTATACCGTCTGCATCTAATAATTGATAACAAAAATTTGCACTAACAAATAATTGTCCGATTGTAGGATAAAGATAGAATTGTGTTGCAGTAACAGATTGACCGTTTACCCAACTTTGAATTGGTTGTATTTGTTTCATATTATTTTGTTTTAAATTCCACCAAAAACATAACAACTAAATGTTAATGTATTTGTTGTATTATTAGTTAAAATTGGACCTCTATTTGAAGCATTATTTGCTAAACTAATTGAAGCTACTGCGTTATATACATTAGAAAATGTCAGCGCTCCAGATTGAGTAACTAAATTAAATCCACCATTTGCAACCGGATTACCAGCCATAAAAATAGCACTACCTCTTAAATTTGTTACACTATCTATATAAAATATAAAATACAATCCTAAAACATAAGTTCCACCAGTGCTACCAAATTGTTGTCCACTTGCTAAATTTCCAGAAAAATATAAATTTGCACCCGCTACTTCACTTCCAAAAGTATTAGTGCTATTAGAAATAGTATTTACTGCACCCTGAAATTTAGTAGCTAATACAGTTCCATTTACTTGTAACTTTTGGCCCGCGTCCGTTGTTGTGCCGATAAGTAAATTGCTATTGTTAGTGAGTACCATAGCTGTATTATACGTAATAATATTACCAGCTGTTCCTGTTGGTGCAACTTCCCAAACGTGTTTTCCATCAAATTGAAAATACTCGCTTGCTCTACCATTAGACAAATAAACTAATTGATTAGAGCTATTATATAATTCGTTATTACCTAAATACCAATCACTAGAACTTCTATTTGACCATAAAGCACCCTTCGCACCAAATTGTAATGCTACATAGTTGCTACTCCACGAACTTGGGGTTACTCCAATACCAACGTTTCCAGAAGTTGGCTGCAATAATAAACCCCTATTATCACCTATTATTTGTGCGCCACCGTCCATTGTTATATTTAATTGTCCACCATTTGAAGAATGGCTTTGAATATAACCATAACGGGTAGCACCAGTATTATTATAAAAACCAATAAAACCATAATCATCTGCACTCCTTCCCCTTAATGACATAAATAAACTACTTGCAGCCGCTGTTAATGTTAAACTGCTACTAAATATTGATGTACCATTAACTTGTAATTTTTCACCGCTATCTGTTACAGATCCCACAAGAAAATTTCTTGCTGGGCTTATTCTAGCCGCTTCCTGGGTATTACCTAGGCCAGCGTCATAAACGCCAAATAAAATTGGGCTTGCTGTTGTGCTACTGTTAAAAATACAAAAATCTTGATCAGCGCTACCTTGGATAAAATTGTTTGTAGCCGTTGAAATACCTAAACCAGCGCGCTTTGTTGCACCAGTTGCGGCGTTATCTATTCTTACACTTGGCGCGCTACTACTTACAATTTGTAATTGTGCATCACCGCTGTTGTTTTCTATTCTTACAAGCCCTCCGTTAATTGTTGCAGCGTTTCCTCCGCCACTACCTTTGGTTATAAATAAACCTTCCCCACTACCTGACTTATTTATATTCAATCCAATACCAGATCCACTTGAATGATTAATTCCAACGGTATTACCTGATCCAGAAGTATCAAAACTACCAGTACCACCAGTGAAACTACCAGCTGTTATATCGTTAATTCCTAAATTAACATTTGCCGTCGCGCCAGTATAAGGCACATAAGCAGTCAAATTAGAAGTAAGCGCAAAAGTACCGTCTGCGTTCGGAAATAAAAACTGCCTAGGCGTTGTACCTAATAAAGCAGTGCTTAATTCTACAACTTTATTTGATCCGTCAGTTTGGCTATATTGAAAATATAAACTGTTTTGCTGTAAAGCAGATATTGAAGTATAACCAGTTGTTCCAGAACTGCTACCGCTAAATTGTCTAAAACCTAAAAAACCGCCACTGGTTGAATTATCACCTCTTACAAAAAAGTTTTGCCCTAATATGTTATTAGCGCCCATATCTAAACTAGCAGTCGCGCCAGTATAAGGCACATAACTACTACTATCTACGGATCCGTCCGCTTTTAAAAATTGGCTTGACGTTCCACCAGTAACAATAAATTTGCTTGCTGTCAGTGAATTATCGGTACCGTCATAAGTTAGCCCAGTATCACCAGTAATCGTACTGGCGCCGTCCCAAAGCGCTATTTGACCGCTTGCACCAGTACCAGTAATTGTACCAGTACCAGGGCCGCCAATTAGATCCCAGCCAGTACCGTTATCACGATAAAAAGCAAAAGTATCTGTACTCACAAAGATCCGACCAATATAACCAGCTGCGGGCCTATTGGCAAAAACGTCCGCGTAAAACGCTGGCGTTTGTCTTTGGTTTAATATTGATAAATCTATTGTTGGCATTATGCTATATAATTTTTCTTAACGGTTACTAGGTTGTTAAACCCACCTGAATTAATAAAGTTTGCAAAAAAACGGCGCGTTGTAAACTCACCCTGGTTGCCTTCAATCTGTAAACTTTGGTTTTGTTGCAATGTCACGTTTTCAATCTGCACTGCATTGGATCCGTAATTGATAAACAGAATACTGTTACAATCACTTGTAACATATCCGCTTACGTCATACGTTGTAAAGTTTACGTCGTATTTTATTAGTTCTGCGCCTACTTTATAATTAGCCATTATATTTTTATTGAAGGTGAAGGGAAAATTAAATTGTGAACGGTACGCCCATTTTTTTAACTCCGCTAACCTGGTTAACGTAATAATTTTGATAAATATTTTCAGCGTGCTGCGGTTGTGGGTTGCCTTCGCTAAACGTTCTAATCTCGTCCACAATCGAAACGCTTTCTGTCTGGATCATTGGTTGCAACATTGCCACTGGCTCCGCTGGTTGATCTGGCATACCAGGTGAGGTAATTAATTCAGCTGGTTTCTTTTTCATAAAGAAAAAATAGTAAGCTGCGGCCGCTGCCACCAATAACATTAAATTTTTGTTGCTCATATTTCAAACATTGATTTTTCTTCGTCGCTTAATAAATCCGCTGGATCCGTAATAAATTCCCCTTCTAGTGGGCCAATTTCAATAGATCCTCGTCTTTTTGGTTTTCTAGTAGCCGCGTAAACAATTACGCCAGCTAATAAAAGTAATATAATTAAACCGCCCTTTTTTTTCATCTTAATAGTTTTTTAAACCGTTAACGTATTTTATTAACTGGTTTACTTGCTCCGCGCTAAATCTATCCGATGGCCAGCTTAAAGCGCCACCGCCTTGCAGCCAGTTTAATAGATCCTTACCTTTCATCTGGTTAAACTTATCTGCTAGGTAACTAACCTGGCTTTTAGTTTTTAACTGTTTAAATACGCCTAAAACAGCGTCAAAATCGTCACTAATATATCCTGGTGCGTTCCAAATTGTATTAACAAATCGTTGAACGTCCGCTTCTCTAATAAGCGTTGCACCGCCTTTGCGCCAATAGTTAGGGTTCCAGGGGCTTCCTGGGTTGCTTGTCTGCTTTTCAATTTCAATTTCTTCATCACTTTTTGATAAGCCTACGCCTTCTAGTAGCGGCTTTATTACTTTGGTATATCCAAAATAAAGCACCACCAGGCCAATAATTAAACTGCTATTGTCTTTTAAAAAATTGTTTCTGGCCATTATAACATAAATAACAATGAAGATAATTTAGCGCTGCTCATTTCATTTAATTTTCTCAAATGATCAATAGAAACGCCCTTATTCATTAGTGATCTTAAAATTTCTACTGCTTCTGCCTCGTCGTCTATTCCAGCAATAGCCGTTGGCGCGCCTTTTGTCATAAGTCCAGACATTAAAGACATTACGCCAGCGATCAATGCTTCCTGAACTTGCGGGCTGCTTAACATTTGATCAATAGGGCTTTTTGGTGCTTCTTCTTCTTCTTCTTCTAGATCTTCCATTGCCTCTATTGCCGCAATTCTACTTTGTAACATTGCGTTTTGCTCAACTAATTTTTCCAGTAACATTTCAGTT